TTTAGTGTAAGTGCTAAACTTCCAGCAAGTGGAGAAAAATGGGAGGATGCTATTTGTCCAGAGATCGTTTGCGAGTACGAACAAGTTGGTACAGCATATTTAAAGTTTGTTGTAGCAACAGAGCAGGACATTGCCGATGCCGAATGTGCTGTAGGTGCCTATCGTGCGGCAGGATTTACTGGATACATTTATCTAATGCCAGTAGGCGGTGTGGAAAGTGTTTATACCTTAAACGCAAAGAATGTAGCTCTAGCGGCAATGAATCGTGGCTGGAGATACAGCGATAGACTTCAAGTGCCGCTTTTTAAGAACGAGTGGGGCACCTGATGCCAATGCCAAAAATGCTGTACAAGTATACAGACGATTTGTGGGCAGAGGAAATGTGGCGCAAATCTTTAATGTGGAGAGTAACATTCTTGTGGTGGCCCCGACGGTGTCAACTAAGTGGACGGCGAATATGGATGGAATGGGCATATCAACACGTTACAAATGACTATCGCAGATATCACAGCCGTGTTGAACACGTAATATGGTTATTAAAAGGATAATAAAATGGGAATATTTGATATATTTAAAAAGAAACCAACAGTAGTTAAAATAACGGAAACGACTAAGCCTCCAGAAAAAACGGCTAAAGAAATAGCTAATGAAAAAGGTGAAGCCTACGTCAATATTATCAGTATGGAAATAGATCCTAATGACATGCAGAATGGATCATTTGAATTAGACTGGAATGATAAATTTGTAGCAGACTTAGTGAGGCACGGATACCAAATGGATCCTAGAGATACAGATGCTGACATTGTCGATCGTTGGTTTACAGCAGTATGTAGAAATGTTGTTTTAGAAACTTATGAACAATATGAAGCAATGAATAATCGCGTGGTTAAAAGTCGCGATGTAGGTGACGGATTCAGTGAGGTCAGTTAATGATATTTAATAAAATTAAAGAATTAACAGCAGAAGGCAAAAAAATTGGTATTACATTTAGCGCATGGGATTTATTCCATGCTGGACATGTAGCCATGCTTGCCGAAGCCAAAAATCACTGTGATTATTTAATTGCTGGTTTACAAACAGATCCAACTATCAATAGACCAGATACTAAAAATCCTCCAGTACAAAGTATTGTAGAACGTCAAATACAGTTAGCGGCTTGTCGTTATGTAGACGAAGTTGTAGTATATCAAACAGAACAAGACTTAGTTGATTTACTTTTAATATTGCCAGTAAACGTTCGTATTTTAGGTGTAGAATATCAAGATAAAGATTTTACTGGAATGCATGAGTGTTACCAACGTGGTATTGAATTAATATTTAATGGTAGAGATCATAGTTTTAGTTCAAGTAGTTTACGTAAACGTGTGGCAGAAGCTGAAACTGAAAGGCTACTTAAACAAAAATGATGTTATATGTGAACGGCAGCAGTCATGCTGGAGCAGCCGAAGCTGTTAATCAATATAGTTTTGCTTATCAAGATCCTGGGTTAGTTCATTTAGGGCATTTGCCACATCCACATAATTTGGCAGTGAGTTGGGGCAAATTATTAAGTGTAGCATTACGATCGGGATTTCACTGCGGAGTGATAGAAAATAACACTAACGCTAAAGTTATTAATGATACACAGGAATGGATTCATCAAAATCAAAATCAAAATAAATTAGTTATAATACAATGGTGTAATTTTATAAATGAATCGTCAGAACACGAAGACATTTATAAATTTCATCAATTGCTTAAAGAAGCAGATATACCACATGTTTTTTTAAATAGCGAAGAATGTTTTGGACACAACTTAGATCGATATAATTGGGGAGCAAATTTTATCGAACCTTATAATCCCACTATGACCTATTCAAATATCTTAAATGCCAATAAAATAGATACAGTTGCTCCCAATTCACGTCATTTTGGTAAAGATGCACATAGCTTTTTTAATCGTTATATGTTACAATACATTGTTGCTAACAAATTAATTTAAGGCTTATATGAAATATGTGCTGATTGATACAGCAAACTTGTTCTTCCGTGCTAGACATGGTGCTTTTCGTGCCAGTGATACATGGGAAAAAGTAGGATTTGCCCTTCATGTAACACTAATGGCTGCCAACAAAATGGCCCGCAGATTTGAAGCAGATCATGTGGTTTTTGCCTTAGAAGGCCGTAGTTGGCGCAAAGATGTTTATAAACCCTACAAGGCTAATCGTGCTGTTGCTAGACAAGCATTAACAGAAGCCGAACAAGAAGAAGATAAAATGTTTTGGGAAACGTTTGACGCTTTAACTAAATATCTTTCTGAAAAAACAAACTGTAGCGTTATACGATGTGCCACAGCCGAAGCTGATGATATTATAGCAAGATGGATTAGTTTACATCCACAAGACGAACACGTAATTATAAGTAGCGATACAGATTTTGTACAATTACTAGCAGAAAATGTCAAACAATACAATGGTATCACTGACGAATTGATAACTATAGAAGGAGTATTTGATGCGAAAGGCAAGCCAGTCGTTGACAAGAAAACAAAGGAACCTAAAACGATACCGAACCCAGAATGGCTTCTTTTTGAGAAGTGCATGCGAGGCGACCCGACTGACAATGTTTTTTCAGCGTTTCCTGGAGTCCGTACAAAAGGGACAAAAAGCAAAGTCGGCTTGGCGGAGGCGTTTGCTGACAGAACAAAACAAGGATACAACTGGAACAATATTATGTTACAACGTTGGGTTGATCCTGACGGTGTGGAACATCGTGTATTAGATGACTATGAACGCAATCGTATGTTAGTAGACTTGACAGCACAACCCGAAGATGTTAAACTAGTAATAGACACAGCAATCCGTGAACAAGTAAGTCACAAAGATGTTGGGCAAGTAGGCGTAAGATTTTTACAGTTCTGCGGAAAATACGAGCTTAATAAATGTAGTGAAAATGCAGAAAGTTTTGGCAGTTGGATGAATACTACATATAAGGGATTATTAAATGGATAAAACCATACAGATTTGTAAAATTACAGTTGTTGTTTTTTTAATGATTTTATCAGTAGTGATGTTTATTATGATAGATGATCATGCTGTAAAATATGATTGTAATATATTAATGGGCGGATGGCATCCTGATGTACCAGCCCAAGTACAAGAAAAATGCAGAAAAGGAACACAAACATGACTTTAATCGCCAAACCTATTGTTGATAAACAATTTTGGGTAATACAACAAAACGAAGAAAAAGTTGGTAACGTAGAAGCCTGTGCCGGCGGATATCAAGTAAAAATAAACAATCAAGTAATAGCACAATACAAAACTATAAAATTAGTTGAGCGTAATGTTGATATTCATTTTGAACCATCTGCTAAACTTGAAAAGAAAAAAGTATCTACAAATTCTGTACACGGGTTCACTACAGCCGGCAGAGCATATAATCCAATGTGGGACGTACCACAAAAGTTACCAGTGTATACTAAAACAAAGAAAAGTAAAAGTTGGCATGCCGCTGGCTGGTATACAGTTAAAAAAGGTCGTAAATGGGAAGCTATGCAAGATCCCAAATTAATTTTATTACAAAGATATCCTTATAAAGGACCATTTCATACAGAAGAAGAGGCAATACCAAAATGACAAATTTATTTCGTGACCAAGAAAAATTCATGCGAGCCTGCGAACAAACCGTAGACGAAGAAAATATTTCACAATATGCTATGTATTTGAAATTAATTGACGAAGAAGTTGCCGAACTACATCAGGCTGTAGTTGCCAATGATACGGTAGAACAATTAGATGCTCTTGTTGATATTTTAGTTGTAACTATAGGAGCCATACACAGCGCAGGATTTGACGGCGAAGGGGCTTGGAAAGAAGTTATGGCAACTAACTTTGCCAAAATTGATCGTCAATTAGGTAAGGTACGTCGTAGAGAAGATGGTAAAATTTTAAAACCCGACGGATGGACGCCTCCTCAATTAAATAAATTCTTGAAGAGGGAACATTGAGCTTACATCTACAAAAATTTATAGAACGCATACGTGGGCATGAAGCTCGCGGTGTTAAAGATTTTGTAATGCCAATGGCGGATGCCAAAGGTATGCACGCTGATTTAACTGAACTACTTCTTGAACTAAGACAGTATCAAGAAGCCGAGCTCTCGTCAAAAGACGAAGTTATACAGATTCAAATAG